TGTTCATTCTTTCTAATGATTTACTTCTCATATTGATTTTATCTAAAATAGATAGAGTATTAATATCTCTATCTTGAAGACCATAAAAGTCTGAATCATTAAGTTTATCAAAACCTTTTTTGTAATCATTGATAACACCTGGATATGTATTTTGCATTATCTTATCAATTCTAGTATCTTCTAGAATATTAACTGCCATTCTTAATCTGTCATCAGAAGAAATTTCTGACCAGTCATCAACTTTAGTATGTAGTGCATGACCACATTCGTGAGTAATCAACATATCATAGACATGTTTATCTTTAATTTTGAATATAGGTAATGTCAATACACGATTTGCAACATCAAAGGATGCTGTCGCAACATTATTATGCTGAACAGTAACATTCTCGGTAGCAAGTAATTTTGCTAATTGAGATTTGCTGTCTAAATTTATAGTATTTTGGAAGTCTTGTTTTTTAGTCTTTTTTATCTTTATCATGTGTACCATTATAGGACATTATGAGAGCTTTGTCAAGCACTTTCTGCCCGCCCATCTCATTGATTTATATAGGAATAAAAAAATAATTATAATTAGTGTAATGAGAACGATTCTCATTTGGTCTAAATTGTTCAATATTTGTACGATTTTCATACTTATGAGCTTATCATATATGAGATAGTTTGTCAAGCTTTATTTTCATTTATTTTTCTTGTATAAATAGTAGTATGAGTGGAAGACCAGTAGCAAGAGCAACAGCAATACCTTTACCAGGTATACCTTTCGTAGGTGGTGGTGGGGAAACATTAGCTGTTGGTGATTTTATAGCACCACATAAATGTATTATAGCTCATGCTACACCATTTGTAGAAGGTTCAACAAGTGTACTTACCAACAATCAACCAACTGTTAGATTTGGTGATAAGACATTATGTACAGATATGGCTGCCCCATTACAGGTTTCAGTATTTGTCAATGGTAGACCAATTGCAACAATGGGTAGTCCTACAACAGGACATTTACCTTGTTTCCCACCATCAGTTATAGCTACAGGTTCTTCAAATGTATTTGCAACTCAAGGTGGCGTATAATGGCAACATTAACTAAACATGGTATAACATACTTTCAATCAGATTTAGAACCTGCTCCAAGTACTGTGAAGTCAGATTATGAAAATACAACTGTTGATGTAACAATTGATAATGTAACTTTAAATTTTACTAAAGATACAATAGGTGACCCAGATGTTATTTTTGCAGATAAGTTGGAAGTCTTTCAATATTTTGAATATGATTATTGTGAAAATAATCCTGGCACAATAGATAATGTTATAACTGCTTATGTAGGACAGTATTATAGTGATACAGTAGTAAATCAAAAAACAATTGAGGATGATTAATAATGGCATTAACAAAAAGAAGTACAAAAGGTAGTGCATTAACGCATGATGAAATGGATGCTAACCTAACTCATTTAGGTGGCGACGGTACATATGTTATGCCCACAACTGATGGCGATAGTGGACAGGTTATGTCTACAAATGGTAGTGGTCAAGTTTCATTTACAACATTAACAGGTGTAACAGCTACAATTGCAAATGCATATCCTGTAGGTTCAATTTATATGAACGCTACTAACTCAACAAATCCAGCAACACTATTAGGATTTGGTACATGGTCATCTTTCGGTGCAGGTCGTGTTCTTATAGGTATTGATTCTTCAGATACAGACTTTGATAGTGCAGAAGAAACCGGTGGTTCAAAAACTCACGCTTTAACAATTGGCGAATTAGCCGCACATAATCATACAGTAGGTTCTAATGATTCAGGTACAGGAACAGGTGGGGCTGCAGGTAATATGGAATTTGTTAGGGACGCTGGTACAGGTAATGGACCTGCCGTAACCTCTAGTACCACAGGCTCAGGTGCTGCTCATAATAATGTTCAACCCTATATTGTTGTCTATATGTGGAAAAGAACAGCATAACCTGTATAAATAGTTATCGATATGGCAAACTATGACGCTACAAATACTAACGAAAGTAATAGAACGAATCGAACATTTAAAGATTTAGACCTAGATTTTGGTTTAAATTCTGTAACTAAAGATGTTAATAAACTTACGGACGCTGAATCTATTAAAAGAAGTGTTAGGAATTTAATTAACACTAATAATTATGAGAGACCATTTCATCCAGAGATTGGTTCTGGCATTAGAGGTTTATTATTTGAACCTTCAACTGAATTAACAATACATTTTATGCAACAAAAGATTGCTGAAATTTTAAATCAATATGAACCTAGAATAATATTAACAGGTGTAAAAGTTAGAGCAGATGATAATAGAAATGCATATAATTGCACAATAAGTTTTTTGATAGTAGGTTCACAAGAACCTGTAGAAGTAGACACATTTTTAGAGAGATTAAGATAACATGGCAAATGCAATTAGTAATAGAACAGATGTATCAGAATTAGATTATGACGCTATACGAAATAATCTAAAAACATTTTTAAGTAATCAGGCAGAATTTTCAGATTATAACTTTGAAGGTTCAGGTATGTCAGTATTGTTAGATTTACTAGCATATAATACTCACTACTTAGCTTATAATGCCAATATGTTATCAAACGAATTATATCTTGATAGTGCAGACATTCGTAAAAATGTTGTTGCATTAGCAAAACAATTAGGATATACTCCTAATTCACCAACATCACCAAATGCAGTTATTGATATTACTGTTAATGATGTTCCATCAACAACTGCTTCAATTACAATGTTAAAGGGAACTACATTTTCAACTCAAATAGACCAAGTAAGTTATACATTTTTAGTAAATGAAAATATAACAGCTACGCCAACAGACGGAATTTATAAATTTTCAAATGTAAACATTTATGAAGGTACATCAGTATCTTATTCTTATACTGTTGATTCTTCAGATGTAGACCAAAAATTTATTATACCTAATAATCAAGCAGATACATCTACACTAAAAGTTAAAATACAAGAATCATCAAGTGATACTACAACAAACACATATAATAAATCTCAAACATTAACAGAATTAGATTCAACATCAAAAGTTTATTTTTTACAAGAACAAGATGACGGAAGATTTGAAGTTTATTTTGGTGATGGTGTTTTAGGTAAATCTTTAACAGATGGTAATATTGTAATTTTAGAATATATTGTAACTAATATGGCACAAGCAAATGGTGCTTCATCATTTGCTTTAGGTAGCACAGTAGGTGGATTTACTAATGTTTCAATTACAACTGTATCAAATGCACAAGGCGGAAGTACTACTCAATCTAATAACTCAATTAGATTTAATGCACCGTTACAATATCAAGCACAAAATAGAGCAGTTACAGTTAAAGACTATGAAACTTTAACACAAACTTTTTATCCCAATGCAGAATCAATAAGTGCATATGGTGGAGAGGATGCTGAATCACCTATTTATGGAACAGTTTATATAGGTATTGTTCCAAAATCAGGTTCAACTTTAACAGAGTCCACTAAACAAAATATTGTAGATAACTTAAAAAAATATAATGTTGCTTCAGTAACACCTGTAATTGTAACACCAGAAACTACATCTATTATCTTAACAACAAATGTTAAGTATAATGAAAACTCAACTACAAAATCAGGTGATAGTATAAGGTCAAATGTTGTAAGTACATTAACAAATTATAGTATAAGTAATTTACAAAAATTTGAAGGTCTATTTAGATACTCACAATTAATGCAAAAAATAGATGATACAGATACAAGTATTTTATCCAACATAACAACTTTAAAAATTAGAAAAGATTTTACACCTACATTAAGTAGTGCTATAACATATAATGTTTATTATAGAAATGCATTATATAATCCTCATTCAGGACACAATTCAGAAATGGGTGGTATTTTAGAATCATCAGGATTTAAAATACAAAGTAATGATAATGAAATGTTTTTAAATGATGATGGCGCTGGCAATGTTAGAATGTATTATTTAGTAAGTGGTGTTAAAACTTATCATAATACTACACAAGGAATAATTAATTATACAACAGGACAAGTTACTTTAACGGCATTAAATATTGTTTCAATATCTAATATCAGAGGCAGTGCTTCAACTGTTATTGAATTGACTGTTAAACCGAGTTCAAATGATGTTATACCTGTAAGAGACCAAATTCTAGCAATAGATGTTGCAAATTCAAATGTAATTGTCGATAGTGATTCTTTTGCAAGTGGTACATCAGATGGTGGAACAACTTATACAACTACATCTAGTTACTAATGGCAAAATTTAATAATAAAATATCAAACCTAATAAAACATCAGGCTCCTGGTTTTGTATTAGAAGAACACCCACGATTTTTAGAATTTATAAAACAATATTATACTTTTATGGAATCAGCAGAAATTTCTGTAACAAGTGTTCAAACAACTGATGGTGTATTATTAGAAAGTGAAACAGATTTAGAACCTAGCGCTTTATTATTAAACGCTTCTCACATTTCATCAGGTAATACACAAGAAAGTATTGGTGATAAAGTTTTACAAGAAACATCATCATATGGTAAATTTCAAAAAGGTGAAACTGTAACAGGTTCAACTTCAAATGCAACATCAACTTTATTAGTAGAAGATTTAAGTAATGGTAAACTTTTTATTTCTGCACAAGATAAATTTATTGATGGCGAAATCTTAGTAGGCTCTATTTCAGGTGCAAGTGCAACTTTAAATAGTTACAGTTCCAATCCTGTTCAAAACATTCAACAACTTACAAATTTCAGGGATCCTGATAAAGTTATTTCTAATTTCTTAACAAAATTTAGAAATGAGTTTATGGCAACATTACCTGAAAATTTAGATTCAAATATTGATAAAAGAAATTTAATAAAAAATATTCGTTCAGTTTATCTTGCAAAAGGTACTGCTAAAGCAAATGAAGTATTTTTCAAAATGTTATTTAATGAAAACTCTGAAACAATTTATCCTAGAGAAAACATGCTTAGAATATCAGACGGAAAGTTTGATAGTAAAAAAATATTAAGAGCAGTCGCTTCAGTAGGAACTTCAACAGATTTAATAGGCAGAACAATTACTGGTGTTACATCAGGTGCCACTGCTATTGTTGAAACTGTAAATACTTTTAATATAGGTGGGGTAAACACAAGTGAATTTCTTTTAAGTGAAGATACATTAGTAGGAACTTTTTCTTCAGATGAAGTTATTAGAGGAACAAAAACTGATACAGATGATACATTTATAAAACTAACTATAACATCAATACCTTCAGTATTAAGTATAGGTGATAGTGGTTCACTTTACGATACATCTGATTCTGTTACCATTTCGGCAACAGGTGGTGTAGGTGCAAATATACAAGTAGGTGAAGTAGGACTAGGACCTTTAACAAATATATTTGTAGGAAATGGTGGTAGTGGGTATGCAATAGGAGATGTTGTAAACTTTACTTTTGATACTGGTGGTTCTGCTTCGGCAAAAGTTTCAGTAGTCAATGGTGGTATCGCACCTGAAACTGGAGATATATCAACATATGGTATGGAAACTTTTGACCATATTATTTTAGAGGACGCTACACAACAAAATGACCATTATACAGGTGATAAATTTGTACAAGAATCTGGAACAGGTAATAATGATATTACAGATGTAAGAATTATAAATGCAGGTTTTGGTATGAGTACTTTACCTACAACTTCAATTACAAGTAATAGTGGTTCCAGTGCAACATTACATCCATATGGTTCAGATATAGGAAGAATTTTAAAATTAAAAATTGTAGAATATGGAAAAGATTATGAAGATGAACCAAGTCCACCTACATTAACATTTAATACAAAATTAATTATAACAGGTGCTTCAGGCAACTTTACAGTAGGTGAAACTGTTAGTGGTTTAGGAACAGATGGTTCTACAACTGTAAGTGCAACTGTTGTTGCATGGGATTCATCTAGAGGACTTATGGAAGTTTCAAGTCCAACAGGAGTATTTGATACAAGAGTTACATTAACAGGTGGTACATCAACTGAAACAGGAACAATTCGAGTAGTAGATACTGCTACAGCTTCTACAACTGTTGATACTGTTGTTGATACAGATGGTGTATTCTTAAATGAAGACGGACATGTATCAGAATCAACTATGA